TATCTCCTGAAATACATCAACAACCCCAGCATTTAATTCCTCAATAGCTTGTGATTCAAAATTAAATTCTTCTACCATAGACATTTCTATAATAGGTTGTTCTGTTATTTCAAATGTAAATTCTTGTTCAGGTATATACTCATAAGAGTCTATATCTTCTGCTACATTATACACTGTTTCACTCATAGTTTTAAGTTCATCTGTTTGTTCAGTGTTTAAAAAAACAGGACTAGGCTCATAGTCTATAACAAGAGTTGGATTTTTTAAATCAACTGCTCTGTGATACAAAGACTGAGAACTTTCTCTAAAATCAAACCTAACATTAATATTGTAATCTGTATTACCATTTGCTCCTTCTATGTAAGTAGAAGTATAAGTTTGATAAGGTGTAACTTGACTAAAAGCTACTGTTCTTTTTTGAATAGTAACTGTTCCATCACTAGCTGTAATGGTTTGAATCATATCGGTTTCACTGGATAAGTCATTCCAATGCCAAATATCTGCACCCAAAGTAGATGACCAACCATATTTAATTTGATTCTCAGTTAAATAATTAGATAGAGTTACATCTCTTTCAATGCTATCACCATGATGTGCTGCAATTATACTGTTGCCATGATTATGTGATGGGTCTGTACAAGTCCATTCGTTGTGTTCTTGACCATTGTTAAAAAACTGTTGAGGTAATAAATTACTAGTAGTTTCTGCAAACAAAAACAAAGGAAATAATAATAGTATTACTCTAATCATTCCAAGTCATACTCGGTTTAGTTGTTTGACCACTTAATTCGCCTTTACGTTTTTCAATCCATCTCGCTTTAGCTTTCTCACCAATTAATCCATCAATAGGACAAGGTGTACCTGCGTTCATCATAGCTTCCCATACATTTTCATCTTGACACATCAATGATATTGCTGCGACTTTCATGCCGAGTTTAGCTAATACAGCTACAGACTTTCTTCTTTCACAGTTAGGATCTGTATAATAGCTCCCAAAAGAGCCTGAGAAGCCGATTACAGTCATTCCTGCTGCAAGTGGTATAACACAGCTATCTTGACCATAAACACTCATACTGGGTGCATTAGAGGGGTTTACAGCAGTTTTAGTATTTGTACTGTTATTGGTTTCATTATTCGTTGTGCTGTTAGAACTAGAACCTGATTGATATGTGGTGCTTGATTCATACCCACCTGTAATGGCAGTATTAGATCCTGCATTGTTAGATTGGGTATTAGTTGTAGCCCCTGAACTTGTTACATCTCCTATAGCATCAGTTATTCCATAGACTAATATTAAAAGAAACATTACCCATAAGCATTGCTTGGTTATGATTTGCGACATTTCCATTTCCTAAGTGCTAGGGCTTTTCTTGTTGGTTTTCCGTTTTTAACCATAGGGCCTTTAACACCACCCATTCTTGCACAAAAACTAGCCCTTCTTCCTGCTGCTTTAGAGCCTTTGGGTGCTTTACCTGTTACAGGTCTTTTAAGATTAGCTCCTGTAGTTCTTTTAAAAAACTTTCTACCAGCTTCGTTTAATCCACCAGTTTTGCTTTGATATTTCTTAGCTACCATGTTACTTCCTAGTTAAAGAACCACCAAAATATAACCCAATAATTGAGAATATTGTGTGTGATTGTAGGCTTGTTATAAAGATTGAATTACCTTCTTTCCAAACAGATGTTTCATAGGTAGAACCAAATATCCACCAACCACTATCTGCTTCGGTTACGATTTGATAAATAACATTAACATCAGTAAAGATAGGAGCAATAATAGGTACTACAATAATAGAAAATACACACATTAAAGCTATCCATCTACGAGTATGCTTAGTATGTGCATCTTTAACATCACGAGCTTTGTCAGTTTGTTTAGCTGCAAATCCTGCTCGTTGCATCAGCATCTTTTGTTTTTCAGCTTCAGCTTGTCCTTTCTGTGCCATGATAGACATTACACCACCTAGTACAGTAGAGCCAAGCATTGATATAAGTTCCATTGGTATCATTTTTTCATTAACTCTTTCATCTGTCTTTCATTGTATTTTTCAGCACCACCACCAAACCATTGATAATATATAGGGCCTACTATAGGTAATTCTTTGTATGCTTTGTCAAAATTAGGTTCTTGAATTTGAAAATTTATATCTCCAAATTCTGTGCCTAATTCTTGATTTGATAGTTTTTTAAGTTCTATATAACCTTTATAACCTCCCTCAAAAATATTAAAAGGTGGAATTATATAGTTTGAAGCAAAATCGCCAATATCTTGAGATTGGTCTAATTTTGTATAAGCATATTCGTTAAAACCATAGACAGCTAATAATTCTTCTACTGCATGATCTGTAAGCAATTCAGGTTCAAACTCTCTACCTTTTAAAAAATCTTTTATAGTTCTTGTTCCTAAATTTGCTAAACCCATATAAGCTGCCAAAGCAGTCATTTTTTCTGCTCCTTCTATTATGTCTGTTTTATTTTTAGACTTTAACCCTCTCCAAAGTTTTCCTAATCCTTTTCTTCTTTGAATATCTAATTGTTTTATAAGAAAAGATTTAAGAGTATAAGCTATTCTTCCGTTTGGACTATTAACATAAGGTGATGGCATTTCTAACATGGTGATAGGTTGTATTCCTGATAGTTCATTAAAAGAATGAAATTTTGTATTTTCAGTAAATTTACCTAATTTAAAATCTGCAATAATATCATCTATTAAACCTGGATCATAAGCATATAATTCTTCAAATTCTTTTCTAAATGCTTGTTCTCCTTTTGTTGTTTTCATTTTATTTACCGATTTCATAAAAGCAGCATTAATAAAAGTTTCTTTTCCTAATTGGTCTAATCTTCTAAACCCAACTATATCAAAAGTTTTGTTTAATACTTTAGCAGTTGCTCTAACATTACCTTCTGATAATTCTTGAGCTATATTATTAATTGCAACATCAACAAGTTTAATTTGTTCTTTTCCAATAAAAGGAGTTTTTTCAGGTATTATGTTTCTAACTGCTGAAACAATAGTATTTTTTACTCCATTTAATGCAAAAGAGTTTCCTAAATCGCCAAGCTGAGTTATAGCAGCATAAGGATTACCTATAGTTCCTAGATAAGATAAATCTCTAAATGTGCCTATTGAACCATTCATTGGTTTTTCAGAATTTACAAATAAACTTTGTATTATATCTATTACCTCATCTTCATCTAAAGGATCTAATCTTCCTGCAATTCTTTCTTGTTGTATAAGTTTTCCTACAGAGTCTTTAATATTAAAAACACCTTCTCCTCCAGGAATATTTTTGTCTTTTATTTTTATAGCATTTTTACCAAAAAATTTATATTTTTCTATACTATTAACAGAGTTTCTTATATACAAAGATAAAGCATCAGCAGGATCTTCATAAAATTTTTCTACAAATTCATCAGAAAGTTTATCTATTTTTCTTGATTTTGCAAATCTTGGAATAGAGTCAGTTGTTAAACCATAACCTCTTGCATATTGATTTGCTACATAAGCCCTTTGTCCTAAACTTAAATCATTAGGAGAATCTAAACCAAGTTTTTTTGCATATTCTTGTTCTATCTTAACTAATGTTGTTTTTTTATCTGTTCCTAATGCTTTTTTAAATGCTTCTAAATCTTTTATTTTTCTTGGAAAATAATCAATTAATTCATCAAAATAAATTCCTGCTTTCTGTGATTGATTATAAATATCTTTTAAAACATCTTTTACAGTATTAAACTCAACTTTCATAGCTTGGGGCATAAGTCTTTCAGCTTCATTAAAATTTCCATTATAAAGATTTCTGCTAATATTTAATTTTAAATCAGGGTTAATATTTAATGCTCTTAAATTGTCAATAAATGGTGATACTTTTTCTAAAGTTTGACCAGTAATTTTATTAAGATTGTAATAGTATTTTCTTAAACCACCTAAAATAGCAGGATCAATTTCTCCTAATCTTGTAGACACAACTCCTAGAAACTGTCCAATTAAACCTGGTTTATTACCTGCTGAAGTTGGATCATTGACTATGCTTTCCTGAACACTTTTTGCAGCTTGTGATTTTTGTGGTGGCACTGATATTGGTCTACCAAGCTGTTTAATTGATTTTGTTAATTCTTTGTTATTTACTAAAGTTGGTAATATTTCAAAAGACTCGTTTACCGAATATCCTTCATCATAAAGTTTTCTTAATTTATCTTCTGCATTTTTTACAACTTTTTCTGCTGATTTATTTTTTACTTTAGTTATTGCAGTTCCTACTCCTTTTATTACACCATAACCAATACCTGCTCCACCAGCTCCAAATGCTCCATACATAAGTGCTTTTTCAGGATCAACCTCTCCAGTTGTAGCTAAATCTTCTAATGCACTATAACTACCTCCAAAACCTGCACCAAACCCCATAACTCTAGGTAAAGTTGTTCCTGCTGCTACTAATGATGTAGGGTCAGCTAACATACCACCTACATTTCCTATAGTCCTAGCTGTACTATTTGGGTCAGGTTCAAAAAATTGCCCATATTCTTCAACTAATCCTCTTTCTCTTGCTCTTTCTATCATTTCCCTTCTTTGATCTAATGGAGCTTCATTAAAACCTTTTCCATATAATTGTTCAGGAGATTGATATTGAAAACCATTATCATAATCTACACTATATCTTCCTGACATAATATTGTTTAACCAAGAAGGCAAATAATCAGGAGATTGTGCTGTCAAAACATCTGTGCCTAAAGCTACAAATCCTTGTCCTTCACTTCCACCATACATCATTTGTTTAAAAATACTATCTGACTCATTTTTAATTAATTTATTATTAACCATTCTATCATTAACTTTAGCCCCCAATTCTCTTAATCTTGGGGATTGTTCTAAGTTTTCTTGAGTTACTTTTGTTCCTAAATCTAACCTATCTTCATCAGATGAAAAAACTCTAATAAGTTTGTTGTTTTCAAATTCATCACCAGGCAAAGCAGCTAACTCTTTTAACCTAGGTGAGCTTTGTATCATTTTTAATGTTAATTGTTCTGGCATATTATTATCTCAATTATTATTTTTCCATGTCTGCAAATGGATCTTCTTGCATATTACTAATAATTTTTTCTGTTACATCTTCATTTCCTTCTATATTAGCAACTGAAGTTTCTTTACTAACATTTTTAGATAAAAGATTAAGAGATTCTTTTATAGACTCGCTTATTCCTTCACCTTTTTGACTTTCTATACCCATTGCATTATTAGTAACTGCTCTAAGTGCTTGTGCTTCAGTAGCAAATAAACCAGTACCTTTTAATGCTATTACTGCATCTCTAAAATCTTTATTAGTTTTCATAAGAGTTTGCCCAACTTTATAAAATCCATATATTTTAGCAGGAGTTATTGTTACTTGAGGTTGTACTTTTTTAGCTGCTGCTTTTGCTTGTGCTAATTGAGCTTCTGCTAATGTTTTAGCTGGAATTGACATAGCTTCTGCACCTCTAGCTAATGCACCACCAAAGGTTTCTCCTGGTTGTCTGCCTTTACCCATTTCTAAACCTGCTCTTAAAATAGCTGCATCTATCATTTGTTTATTAGTTGGATTTTGAGTCATAACTTGTGGCATATAAGCATATCCTAAAAGAGTTTCAAAATTAGTTAATCCATCTGGATTATTAGGATCAATGTTTGGTCTAAAATTACCATATAATGGTTGTCCTTGTTCATTCATTGGATTAGGATTTCTTGAAAAAGCTGATATAGCTTGTTGTTCAAGTCTATCAGGTACTATGTAATCTAATAACCCTAATGGACTTTTGTATTCTGTTGCCATTATAATATCCCCTGTCTGCTAGACATTAAGTTTCTATAATATTGTTGTAAATCTACTGGTGTTATTTGCTGTCTTTGGTTATAAACAGGCATTTGAGGTGCATTAAATACAGGAGCTTGTGGTGCTTGGATATTAACACTTCCTTGATTTAATAAACCTTGATCTTGTTTTTGTGTTGGTTGCATAGCAAAACCTTCAGGATTAACACCCATTCCTTGAAATACTCCAGCTACTTCAGGAGTCATATTATCTAAAAGAAAATTACCACCTGGTTGTTGTATGTTAGGCATCATCATAGGAGTTTTAGGTTTTTCCATAGGTTCATCTCCAAGAAAACCACTAAATAAATTACCTGCTCCTTGAGTAAGACCAGCAAAAGTTGGAAGTATAGAAGTTAATCCTCCCCCTATGCCATTTAAAAAATCAAACATTTATATCTCCTTTTATCATAATTGATTACCTATTCCAAATCCTGCTGCTGCACCACTTGGCCCACCAATCATAAATCCACCTGCTGCACCTAATAATCCTAATAAAGGATTGCTCTTTGCTCCTGGTTGAGTAGTAGTTTGTGTGCCTGGAATAGGACTTCCTATTAGATTTGCATAGTTTTGCAAGTTAGCTAAATTTGCATTTTGATTAAAACTATACCTTTGCATAGCTTCATCTATAGGTAACTGTGCTCTTGCTGTTCTTATATTTCCTAATTGTTGCAATGTTTGAGCTGGTGCTTGTAAACCACTCATAATTGTAGGTATGTTTTGCATAGCAACAGCTTGTGATTTTAGAGCATCACCATATACATCACCATATAACTTAGATGCAACATCTGATTGTTTGGTTAATAAATCTTTTATAACTTCAGATTCTAATATACCTTGTCTGCTTCCACCAAGTTGTCCTGCTTGTGTAGCACCTCTACGAGCTTGTTGAAGTAGTCTTGAAGCACTTTCCTCCATTGGTCTTGTTCCTGCTCTCAATGCTTCTTGAAACATTGGATCAGCAAATCTAGTAGAAGGGTCTGCCATTAGACTTGTAAAACCTGGCACTAAAGCGTTAGCAATATCTGTTTGTCCACCTAATGCTTGTTGCTCTCCTATTTGTTCTGCTCTAAGTAATATATCATCAGGATTAGCATAAGTTTGGTCAGGATAAAACTGCTGTGGAGTTAAATTCTGAGCTTGTGAAAAAATATCCCTTAGATAAGGAGCTTGTCCTTCCCATGGCTCTGATTTTGTTGTTTGGGTTTGCGACCCACTTCCTTTACTCATAATGTACCTCTAATGTATTGTTGTGAGTTCTTTTACGAGAACTGTGTATGCGTTTTCATACCCAAATCTCTCTAATTTCTTTATAAATCCTTTGCGACAAACTGTTTCCATTGCTACGCAACCATTTTCTAATGCCCATTCTTCTAAGGTATTTAGTAATTCTTCTACCCATAAGTCTAGGTCTTGTCCACCTAGAGTAACTATTCTACAAGTAGTCTTTCTAGGGTATTCTATAATTTCTGTAGTAAGTACCGAGATAATCTCTCTATTATCATCAAAAACTAACCAAAGTTGCATACGAGCTTCTGATAATCTTTTATAAATATCCATAACAGACATTTCATCTCTACTCTTACCATTACCCATTTCTATATAAGGTTCGCAATCTTCCCAAACCTCATTAATTCTATCCGATGGTATTCCTGATATATATAAACTCACCCTAGTTTCACCCAACTTCCTGCTGCATTTCTAAAGTATATCCCTTCGCCACTTCCAGGGTTAAAATTAGAACCATCTCCATATACTATATCTCCTTGCTTTATTCTGCTTGGAGCTACATTTTTAACCTCTATAAAATTAACAGGATTTTCTTCTAATGCTGCTTGTATTTTTTGAAATTCTTGTAATAAATATTGTGGTAAATCTTCAGGATTATCAGGTACTGGATTAGGTGTATATTTAGGTGCTTGTGGCATTTAGCGTTCTCCTATTACCTCATATTCTATATCATATCCGTTTAATTCAAAAGTTGTAGCTGTTGTGTTTTGAAACTTAATAGCTATGTACTTACCTGTTGCTCTAGCATCTACCTTGTTTTGTGTATCAGGGTTTATGGTTTGCTGTGTTTTGTAAGTATATGTACCATCAGGGGTCATAGAACTTCCTACAAATACTTCAGCAGAACCTGTACTAGAAAACCTTGGGGTAATCTTTCTTACTTGTTTTACAGTATTAGTATTACCATCGAGGGTTAATCCTTTTCTCTCTAAGATCATAGTAAAATTAGCTCCTGCAAAATCAAACCCATTATCTCCTCTATACAGTTTAGTATCTCCTGTGCTAGACATTAAGATACTGGTTTCTGTAGGGTTATAGTTTCTTTGCCCCCAGTTCTCAGTAGTGCTGTAGGCTTCCCAACTTTGTGATTGATCTGACCATACAACTGCTGATACGCCAGGATTGACTATGCCTAATGCTATATGTAAAATATCAGGCAATTCTCTAAAACTAAATGAGTTTGTATTGTAATTCCATATTAAGGCTTTGTTACAATAAGTAGAACCTACTGTTGGGTAAGATACCCATATTTCATTCTTTTGTTTATTATGTGTTACAAATATGTTTGCATAATTAGTGCTGTCTATTTCTTCAAATAAAGTTCTTTTAACAACTGTACTAGCAACAGATTCTTTAGATACACCATTATGAACAATAAGATCACCATTAGTTACTACAAAGTGTTTACCATTAAATTCTGCTACACAGTTTCTTGATAAAACACCTGAGTCATCAAATAGCTTTTTAATGTCAAATACTAAATTACCACCAGTAAAGGTCATAATGTATGTAGTGTTTTCCTTATATATTATAAAAGATTGTTTAAGTGGAAACCCATCTACAATAAATTCACCTGCATCACCTACTGTTGCTGAACCTGCATCGTTTGTACTAGATGCTGTCCAAGAACTAGGTAGCGTAAGGTTTTCTGCTGCATCTCCCCATCTAACTTTATTAGGATAGTTGGTAGAAGATTCTGTCATATTTAAAGCTATTAAGTAATTACCAAAAGGTCTTATTACTTTACAAGTTGTACTTGATGGCCAGTTGGTTAAATCTGTAAACTTACTAGCACCTGTTGTAGCTAAACATTGTGGATCATCTACTCCATTGTTCAAAATAGCCAGTCCATTAAATATAGAACCAGTCCAGTTGCCTGAAGCAGTTAAGTTAGTAGAATAATCTCCACCTGATGTCCTTGTAAAATCTTCATGACTAGAACCATTGTATCTGTATATTTTAGCTGATCCAGCATAGAACCAATAGTTATTAGCACCTGTAGACCAATTTAAAGCAAAATAAGGAGCTACTGAAGGAGTG